TCGTTTAATCCATGATGATAGATACTCGGCATGATCCTTTCTCGGCTGTGGAGACAGACCACAATGCGCCAACAGGAAAGCCGAACCAATTTCAGCAATCAATTCTTCAAACGCATATTCCGCTGTCGTTCGTTGTCCTAATGACGGGAATCTATCCATGCGTGACGAGTGACCAGACCAGTGCGTAAGCTCATGCAATAGGACTGAATAATAATCCTCTGTTGTTTCAAATTGCTTGAGCAACGGCATGGATATTTCATCACGCAGCGGAGCGTAGTACGCTCTGTCTTGTGCAATCCATTCAATGTTCGCTTCGCTTTCTTCGATTATCAATTCAGCAGCAGCATATTTTTCAACGTCTGTGCGTTCCTGTATTGGCTCTGGCTCGTAACCTTCTACTTGATCTGTAGAAAATACCGTGAAGCAGTTGGGAAACATTCCATGATAGATAGCGTTCTCGCCATTTGTTTTAATCACGTTTGTTTCCTGCGTGTATGACACCCACTTAATGCAGCCAACACCTTTGCTGCCTTTCTTTACTTGCGCTCCAAGCTCCTGCCATTGTTTGAAAGTCGCCCACTCGCCGCCGCCCATAAATCCAAGTATCAAAGCATTGCCGCCTTGATATTCCACTTTTGTTTTTGCATTGCTCGCCATACCGAACGAAGCACCTATCCACGGTTTGCGCCAGTTGCCTTTTGTTTCCTCCATTGCTGCAATCAGTTGCTCTGTGACGCGCTCGAAAACGTCTTGCTTGGTGATGCTTGCTTTCTCTGTTTTCTTTTTCATTTTGCTATCCTCAGTTGTGCCAGTGTCCGACTGGCTGCGGTTTGTTTCGTGCTGCTATTAAATGTTTTGCGAGTGACCGTATGTAGAACTGTTTTCGTAACCGTCTACATCTTCAAACGCTGGCGCTGCATCACCAATCGTTGCTCTTATATCGTGGCAAGGACTAGGCTCAGGATTAACGATTGCGGCGATTGCTTCATAACGAGCAATCATTACGCGGTGCTTTTCATAAAACTTGATGGCGTCCATTGCTTCGCTATGAGTAATATCGGATTGTTGTATCAATTCCATTATTTCCGCAGCGTCGTCTGCATCGTGTCCTTCCATTGCGTCCATTACTTCATACGCTTCCATAAGATCGCTACTGTCGTGATTGCGGAAAAATCTTCCCAAATCTGTAATGTCTGATTCGCTGAAATCATAACGCTCGCAGGTTTGATAAATATCAACCATCACGTCCGCATTGTCGCCATGCTCGTTCCACCATTCCATAGGCTCTTTAACGTGGTCAAGTATTTCCTCTATCTCATCAAGATCGCCATGATTGATTTCAAGAGAATGTATTTTTGTAAGCGTCGAATCAATATCATCAAAATCAACATCGTGTTTGCTTGCAATGTTTTTTGCCAATAAGTAAAGGCTTGCAACATCGTCTATCACCAAGCCGGTTGCTTTCTCAATGTCAGCGATAGTTTTTTCTGCTTTGCTTTCTCCTTCGCTTGTTTGGTTCAAAGCGGTCAACAGAATGTTAAGGGCGATTGATAATTCAGTTTTAGTTACTGTGTTCATTTGTATATCCTCAGTTGTGATTCGGAATGAATCAAAAAAGGCACTACCGTTTCCAGTAATGCCTTTCAGTGTTTCATTCAGTTGTTTTATTCCAGAAGGTTGCCCAACGGCATGATCTATCTGGATGAATTGTTAATTGCGTTTCACAACGCCCCGTTTTATCGGGAAGGATTTTCAACCTGTGGTGAGTACGTTTTACTTTGCGTTGATGCCGTTATCTCAACGGGCGCATTTCAGCGGGGTTCTTTTTTCTGCTAATCCGATTTGCTAAGTCTGGATCGTTCTTGCCGCTTACCAGCGGTGCGTTTTCTTTCTGCCCTGAGTGCCTACCGGCAATATCGTCTTGAGTCGTGTTGGGCGTATCTGAAAACTCTGTACGTGCAGCAATAATACACGCCTTTATAGAACAAGAAAAGCGGTTTTGTAACCTATTGATTTATATAGGGTTTTTTATGGCAAGGCAGGTAAAAACAAGACTGGACAAAACAGAAAACCGCCTTTTGCCTATGGATTTAAGGCGGTGCTGTCCCTGTGAAACAAGCCTGAGCTGCGCTGATTATGCTTCAGGAATAACGCGAGCGTCGATGAAGCCTTCCTCGTTGACCATAGCAACTGCGCCATCAACATTGCCGTCATTGGACATATAGATTGCACTGTAGCCAACGGTCAGAGTGCCGCCATTCATTACCACGAAGGCATTGGTATCGTCATTGCCAGCAATGTCGGCAGCGAGTACGCGCAAGTCCACACCGCCATTGAACGCGAGTGGTGTTTTCAGCCAGATGACGGCTTGCTTAGTTTTTGGATTGGTCATTTTCTGTTTCCTCTGGAATGTATTTTTTAGGGAAGTCTTGTTCGTTTACGATTGAGCCGGTCACGTTGTTTTCGCACAGGAACAAGCAGGCTGGTTGCTGCGGTACGGTCGAAACGCTGGACGGCTGTGGAGTGCAACCGCCAAGCAGGAAGAACGCGCAGCAAGCAATCAGCACGATCATGCAGATAGCAAGAACCTCAACCCAGAACTGCTCATCATTTTTCATGGCGGCAAGTCCAATGTAATTTCAATCAGATAGTGTCTAAGATTTATAATCCCAGCAGCGTTGTCTAGCTTGCCGAAGATTTCCAAAGTAGTGTCGGCATTTGTGTCTGCGAACATTTGAACCAATCCTCCAGCACTTTCACCAAAACCTGTTGGCGAACCTCCAAAAGCAATCTGGCTAGTGGGAGTTTTGCATTCAATGTTTACGCAATGCTGAACAGAAAGAATGGTTGCATCAAAAATTACGGCATAGGCTGGAAGCCCGCCAAAGTTTATTTGATAAAGTTTATTCCCAGCACCGCTTGACTCAAAAAGATTTGTGATCCTTATGCTTCCGTTGGAGTTTAGTACGCCGGCTGGAATATCAAGCGAGGCAAGCAGCGTCATGTCTGTTGTGCCGGTTACTTGTTCCCCTGTTTGATTTACTATCAATCGAGCATTTGGCGATAATGGTGGAGAGCCGCCACCAATCTCAACTGGATAGCCCATCATTGCGTGTTCTTTAATATGTTGCGCTGTTGACATACTCATGCGACAAGAAGCTCCACAATATATTTAACAAGCGTTATTGAACTTGCTGCGTTTTGCAGTTGCCCAGTTATTTCAACATTAAAGTCTGCCGCTGTGTTGATGGTGGAAGACATTGACGGCGAGCTAGAAACACCAAAGCCCAAAGAGTTGAAAGAATCAAAACCCACTTGCTGCGTCACGGTTTGATTGTTGACATTGATTTGCATATCCCTTGAGAGGATAGTGTCGGGATCGGTTATGTCCATGTAGTTATAAGTATCGGCTTTTATTCTTGAAGTCTTTGTTCCAGCACCACTGTACAAAAAGATTGCTGTGATTCTCAAAGAGCCTGTATTGCCCATCAAGCCGCCTTTAATTAACAGCGGGGCTGGCAGCAAGGAAAGCTCCAGGGTGTTGCCGGTGTGCGTGTTGCCTGATCCTATGTAAAGAACCTTGCCGACTCTGGAATTGCCGCTACCGCTTCTGCTGCTTCCATTGAAACCGAGTATCGTGTGTTGTTTGTAATGTTCTGCAAGCATTAGTTGATCTCCACGGTAAAATGCGCCAACTCAATAGAATCTGATGGATCGGTAAGCTGCCCCGTGAACGTCAACGTAATGTCTTGCGTTGTGTCGATGGTAGCCACTCCATTCACCGCAGTATCAATGCCTAATCCAGAGGGAGAAGAAGCAGGAAAAAATACTTGAGTGCCGCTATCAAGATTCCTTACCACTGTCATTGTTTTAGTCGAAAATACTGACGCATTGTTAGACAAAAAAGAAACAGGAACGCCGTTAAGTTTCACTCGCAGAAGCCGATTGCCGCCAGAGCCGGCAAACCTCCAATGATGAATTATGCGAATAAATCCCGTCAGCGAAATATCGCCAGCAGGAATCAAAACAGTTTTCAGCGTTGTTTCATTTGAGTTGCCGGTGTGTATGAAGTCGCCTTTATCAGAAGCAAACACACCAGTTCCAATGCTGCCAGCACCACCGCTTGCTGAAGGCGGGTAATTGATACCCATCTTCAGATGCTCTTGGATATGTTTGCTTACGCTCATGGCTGCTTAGTCGGGATGCTGATGGCTGTCAGTTGATCGCCAACATAGGTGAATGTTTCACGATATATGCCGCGACCGCAATGGTAATCAATGTAGTCAACATTCGTGCCGTTATACACAATGCTAACCGGTGTGCCTTCTTCGATTCGTGTTCCGTCATTTGCAATTAGTGTTGACATTTTTTTGCCCTCTTACAGTTTAATGATGGGCAAGTAAGCCCTGTTGTATGGTCTGGTTTCGCTGCCGCCAGTTGAGCCAGTTACGCCTGCTACGTTGTCTGCCACCGCAGATGTTCCAAATGGAGTGCCAATGTTTCCTGAAGCGGTGACGGTATGAGTGTGAGCCTTAAACGCATCGTTTTGCGTAGAGCCAAACACGCGACCTCCATCAATGCTGCCGGTTCTTGCCCAGCCACGATCAAAATATCCGTGATCGTTAGGTACTTTGAACGTGCTACCAGAACCGCCGAACGTGTAACCAATAACGGCAAACAGAGGAGCGTAAGTTGGATTGGTTGTGCTGTAAGAAGCACCGTCACGCTCTACCCATCCAGCCGGAGGAGTGTTTTTTGCGTAGTAAGCAACCGTTCCTGATGGCACTTCTGTTTCTGTAATCGCTGCTATTGCCGCTTGAACGAAAGCAGTTGTAGCCAGTTGTGTTGAGTTTGTGCCAGCATTCGCAGTTGGAGCAGTTGGTGTACCCGTGAAGGCAGGGCTGGCTCTTTCTATTGCTTGGTTGTATGGATTGGTCAGCCGCCAATTTGCGGTGACAGTTGGCAGAGCAGTGTTTGTATTAACTAACGATTTATAGTTGGCAAAACCGCTTCCGGCGTCGTAGCGAACTCTCGCCCCTTTTGCATACGGGAAAGCAACCCCACCGTTGTCTGCTGGAGCAATAAAATTAGGTACGCCGCTTTGTTGATACTGCTAAATGTTTAATGTTGAAACATACTGAAGATAATTCCACTCAGCACGATTCATTCTCAAGCCATCGACATTCGGGTCTTGACTGTACTTGATTGGATAGCCAGCGGAATAGCTAACCGATCCGTCAAGCTCTGGATCGTTTGGCACTATGGCTAGATCACCGGATATTGCAAATGGTGTTCTTATGTATATTTGTGGCATTGCTTTGTTCTCCTAAGAGTTATTGTCACGGATAAACCGCTGGATATTTAAAGTTGCTCAAGAACGCATCTTGATAATCCTCAAAGCCGAAGCTGTATCGGAAGTAGTATGTAATTTTTCTTTTAACGCCAGCCGGTCTTGGCAGTATGTCGTTCTTTCGAAGGTAATCCTGCAAGTTTGCGCTGACAGGATCATTGAAAACATAGGTCATGCTCATGTCATGGTTGTCAATAACATAAGCATTGCCAAACAAGTCAGCAAGCATTTTGTTTATTTCGGTGACTGTGCCTCTGGTTGTGATCTGGTAATAGCGCAGCATCAACAACAATCTTCTTTCGGCTGTCGATAAAGATGAGACACCGCTACCGCCAACAGCAAAATTCGCACCCATTCCCGCTTCAGGATCGGGCGGTGATTTGCCATAAAAGTTGTCGCCGTAGGCAATAAACCCGATAGCAGGGTAATCAGGAGGGCTTACGTTGTCGAGAAAATAGATTGCCAAGTTAAGGATCGTTGCCCACAAAGCCAGCCCGTTTTCTTCCGCACCTTCCAGCAAGAAATAAAGCCCGTACCAACTGAATAGAAACATGGAATTGTTTTCAGAGCTGAAAGCCTGTTTATAAGCAATAAGCTGCTGGAGTTTTGCTGCATCGTTGTACTGCCACAGAACACAAGTGTTCAGATTGTCAGTCTGAGCAATGAGCATATCCGCATAGCCACGGTTTATAACATCAGTCATAGCAGTATTACCGCAATGTTTGACTCGTCCAGAGTAGCTTTCTGTTTGATCCCGATAGCGATCAATGTTGTCCAAACAGGTGAGCCTGACAGTGGTGCAACTTCGACCAACGTAACAAAGTTGGATGGATTGGCGATGTTGACTGCACTGGCAAGCTCAAAAGCGGAAACGTCAGTGCCAAGAGTGAAGCCTGTTTCAGATAACAGCAGCCCCTCGGCATAACGCATGATGGAATCTTTGACCGATGTTGTTGGATCGGCTATGCCCTGCCCTGCTTTCATCGTCACGCGAACCATTATCGGAACGGATGTTGGTCTGTCGAACTTAACCGGATATGTCTGACCGCTGTACTGGTCAACAACATTTACAGTCACCGCGCCGTTGTAATTTGAGCCAGAAGATTTTGAGTCCAGCAAAGCCTGTGCAACTTCCTCATCACTTCCTCCGTCAACACAAGCCCAGATAGAGTGAGCCACTAGCGTGATGCCATCAATAACTTGTGTCGCATTGGTGACGTTCTCACGAAACGAAACACTATCAACTGAGCCAATGCTGTAGAGCCGTGAAGTAATCGCTTCAGCCGTTCCGTATGCTTGTCTGGCGAGCGTATTAACTCTGCGTGTGCGAGACACTTCATCGCTTTCTTCGTCCGTTCCTACGACCGCTGACGTTGGATTGGTTACAGTCTCCCATCCAAGCACACCAGATGGCGTATCAAGATCACCAGCCTGACATTCGATTGATCCTGCTTCAGCACAAAAAAAAGTGCCAGTGCCAGTACCAGAGCTGGATAGCTGCACTGTTGTTTGGAGAGTCCATGTCTGCCCCGTGGTTGACATGGTGGCGACCGAGTTTTCCGGTATGACTGCGTTTGCTTGCCCTGTCAGCTCTACGCCATAGCAGACACTTTGACTTGATGGCACACGCTGACCGCCAGTGAGATTCCAGATGGCATCCAGCCATACGCCTTCGGCAATGTTAGGGTTTATCTGGTTGCAGAAGTTGGCGATGTTCGTGACGATGTTAATGCGTGACTGTACTTCTGCTGCAATCATCATGCCTTGCGGCGTGTCTGGTGTAACAATTAGGTCATCGCCAAATATCGCTTTATATTCTTGCTCGACTTCAGAAAGGATTGTGGCTGTATCAGGAACGATCACGCCCTTGGTTTGAATGTAGTTGCTCATCGTGTGATTGTTCCTATTCCGAAAGTGGTTTCAATAATGGCTACATAACCAAACGTATTGCCAGCAATATCGCTTTGGAAGTCAGGCACAGAAACAACATTATCCACCGCCAGCAAAGCATTGGTGGCAGAGAAGTTGTACTGCTGAATGTTAGGCGAGCCAGACCATACCGCTTCAAAGTAAGGCAACCCCCTTGGTTGATCGAATATACACTCAGCAGAAACAGTTTTGATTGCGTGTTCGCAAGCCTCAAGCGTTGCCTGTAAATCACGGACAAGCGCAACATTGCCGAACTTGTCTAAGTAAAGATCGTTGTTGCTGTCTACTCCAAACATCAAGCTCATGCGGTCGGCGTTCCTGTGTTGGCAAGTCCGGTTGTGACACCAGTATGCTTGTGAGTTTTGAGCGTAATGGCTTGCGCTTTCACATCGCCAGAAACGCTTTCAATGTTTCCCTGCACTTTCAAATTGCCGGTCATTTTTGTTTCTGGTACGTCAATCTCAACCAGTGTTGTTGACGTAATCTTTATCTTGTCTGCCCATATTGCCACACGCTGGCTTCCGTCAAGCGTTTGCAACACAGCGTTTTCTCCGTCCTCGCCATTTATTGTAAAGCCAGAAAGAACATCGGGAAAGAAAAGACCATCCTCAAAGCTGTGCATCCTAAGCGTGTTTGGCTTCTGCTCAGAAGCTCCTGCGCCCTGAAGGTACAAGCTAATATCCCTGTCGCTGGCTTTGATCCAGCCAAGGTCGCCAGCCTTCAGGTTGAAGTTGAGAATGAAGCCGCCGCCGCCAATCTGGAAAACAGGAACGGAAGCAAGCTGCGCTCTTGTCATTGTCTCGCCATTGGTTGCCAGTACCCGAACCATCGGCTGAACTTGCGCCCTGTTACTGGTGCGGTCAAAGCTGATCACCTTGGCTGGCAACATATCGTCAGTGCTTTGAAGAAACTTCTTCATCACCTGACCAAGCATACCCGTCAGCGATCCATCATCGGCAGGGTCACGGCTTGGTTTTGCGCCTTCAATATCAGTCGCCATAACGCAAGCACTCCGCTATGTAGTAAAAAGGCGTGTCTCTGCTGGCAACTTCAAAGCTCATCTTGTAAATGATGTACGTTCCATTGGCGGCGGGAATTGTTTTGCTTCTGATTTCCAGTGCGCCACCAAGTTTTGTCTGTGGATCAATCAGAAACTTGACCTTGCAGCCCTGCTCTGTGAACTCTGGCTTGCCGATCATGCCAGATTCCAAGTCCAAGATTCTCTTGAAGTTGGGAAGCGGCAGGTTTATGTCCTTCACAATCAGCTTGCCATCATCAACATACGCGCTCACCGCGCCGGCAGTTCCTAATTTGTCCACTTGCTTCAGAGCCGCACCAGAGAAGCTGTAGTTGCCGATCTGTTTATCCGTGGCTGTGTACTCAAGCACCACGCCAAGATCAGCAGCAACGCTTCCAGCCAGCTCCTTGAGCGATTGCTGCGGCAGTCCAGTGCGTGAAACCAGTTTGCCTTTTTTATCATCCAGCGTGAGTGCTTTAAAGTTCACCCAGATATCCATCTCAGCACCGCCATCAGCAACGCTGACACCACCAGAATCTCCAGAGCCACTATCATCGCCGCCCTTGCCGCCCTTTGGTTCTTCCTTTTTTTCTTTGACATTACTTTTTTGCCCAAGAGTGCAGTATGTAAACTGCCCCTCGTAAAGTTTGAAGTAGCCATAGCTCTTGCGACCAACCTCAAGAATCATTGTCTTTGGCTTTACGTTCGGGTTGAACGGAGAGCATTCTGTTAGCAGCCAGTCCTGTGCATCTTTCTCAAGGTTTGCCAGCGTGATTTCACAACTGTTCTGGTTCGGGTTTGCATACTTTGTGCCGGTCGCTTTGATAGCAAGCCCTTCATAGACGCGCAGTTTCCCACGCACCTCGATGCTGACCTTTACAAGTCGATCATCAAGCGGCACTGGAAAGCTCCGAGTTGGCAAACAAAAACAGCAACTGCGTGTCACCGAACTTGGTGTAGTCGGTGATTTCGTTGTTGGTTGTGATCAGCATAAAGTTTACGTCAGGCAGCAGGTATAGGGACTGCACAACAACCGCGCCAGCAACAAGCCGAGCGTTACTGACGATCAACTCATCATTAACAATCACCGTGATGTTAGTGTTATTGCCTCTGGTTGCCAGTCGTATCGTGTAAAAAGAGCCGCCAAAAGAGAATGACATTTCCTGATTCGGCGTAGCAATAATCGGTATCTGTTGCATCAGTTAGCACCCCAATCATAGAGCGAAGCAGCGGCAGACTTCTTTACCTTTGCTGTTGATTCTGGCGATGCCGTTTTTGAGTTAGCAATGCCCTTATCTTTTGTGGATTGATTGGTCGGGTCTTTTACTTTGCTGGCTGGCAATGGAGCAAATTGAGCTTCGACCAACAGCACTTCCACCAGCTTCAATACCACAGCAATCGTGTCGTACTGTGCCGGACTTTCTTCATGCGGCATTTCAGTGATCATCATGTTGCTGAAAATACCGGTACGAGTGTGAACATAAAACAAGTCGGCATTGATAAACGAGCGTTTGATCTTTAGATATTGGTCGTAATAAAACGCGCCATCCATGACCAGCGACAGCTCAATCTCAACTGGCAGAACAATTCTGTGATCAATAATCACCGCGCCGGTTTCAATGGGATGCTCAAAGTTCTTGCTGCTTTCACGCACTCGACAATTCATGGGACGCGAGCGTTCAAAGACTTGCTTGTAGTCCTTGCTCCAAATGCCTATTACGTCACGCTTTGCGCCTACCTTGAGAATGTCAATAATGCTCATGCCGCTACTCCATCATCATGACCAGCCACGGCTTCCTGCATTTGCTTACTCAACTCGTCAGACAAACCGCCAGCAACACCGGCAGCGTCAGTCGCTTGCGTGTTGACCGTTACCGATCCAACTTGCACAGAAGTATTTCTGTTTTGCGTGTTGCCGCCAGACTGTGGAGCTGCGTTATAAGGACTTGCTGAAGCTGCTGCTTGCGCGTCAGAGCCTATACCTAGTGCGCCACCAACATCAGAAGCCAAAGCGTTTGCCCCGCCTTTCATGTCGCTCCAAAGCCCTTTTGCCTTTTCAAGTCCCTGAACAACTTTCTCAATTCCGTCTGTGATGTTTTCAATAACACGATCCCAATAATCACTAACAGATTGAAAAACGGCTTTAACCTTTTTCTCAAAGTCTGCAAACGATCCAATCAAACGACCGATCATAGAATCGCCGCCTTCCTGCCATGTCTTAAAGTCATCAATGACCAAAAATATAGCCGCGCTAATAGCAGCAATGGCAGCAATAAGCACAAATATCGGCCATGCCATTGCTATCCAACTAATTATCGCCACCGCAGTAGCAAGCTCCATCGAAGCCATAAACGAATATATTGCACCGACCATCACCACTCCAACAGCAAACGCGAACACTTTGCTGAAAGTCACAATGGTGCTTTCGTGTTCTTTCATCCACAGAAACAAATCAGTGAAGGCTTCGCCAACATCAGTCAGAACCGGAATGATTTTTATAGTGAGCATACGCCAAATGTTTTGAAACACTCGGCTCATTTCGTCCATAGCGTTATCAAATTCTGCGACCTTGGCAGCATCCTCCTCGGTTATAACACCGAGCTTCTTCTGCCTGTCCAGCATCATCTCAATTTCTGCGCGACCACCTCTCAGCAGCGTGATGGTCTTCTCATCAATCCCCATCTTGCTGCCCATACCAAGGGCTTCTTCAGCACTCATCTTGCTGAATTGGTCTGCTAATAATGGCAGCAGTTCGGAAGTATCTTTGACAGCCTTGTAGTTGATTCCAATTTCTTCAAAGAACGCCATCTTGCGTGACTTGCCTTTGACTTGAACCATTGCCATATCAGCAGCAAGTCCTTTCAAAGTTCCTTGGAACGCTTCAGCAGAACCACCGGCATCCTCGACCGATTTACTCCAAGCATCTAGCTCGCCAACAGCCATGCCGGTAACAGCAGAAGCCTCAACCATGCGGTTCATTTCTTCGGCTGATTCGGATATGCCAGCCTTCAGGAAATCAAACGCTTGCTTCAGAAGATAAACGCCGCCAACAGCACCGGCGACTTTCCCAAATGCACCGCCAAGACCAGATATTTCGTTCTGTGATTTTTGTACGGCATCGGTTACGTCATCAATGCCTTCGATAACAGGAGCAGTATCAGCTTTGAAAGCGAAAAAGAATGTCTCCAAAACTGAACTCATCTGCGATTCTTCCTGCTATGTTCCGTTGCCAAGTGTTCGTTATATCTTGGGATAACAATGCTTTCCCAAAGCAGAAAAGCATCCTCTATTGAGTAGACTGTTCTGAGTTCGTGGAGCGTTGCTCTGCCGCTGCTAATGATTGCTCCTTGTAGACCATCAAGATTTTTGAAATCAACGCTGGGAGCTTCTCGCTTAATACGGTCGAGAAACTTGAGATGCTCCCTTGTGCGAAAAAACCTACGTTATATTCCAGCATTTCTTTCTCAAGAGTGATGCCCATCTTGAAATCAGTAACATGGTTATCCACAAGCTCTTGCGTGAGCAGCAGTTGTTCTGTGCCGTCCGGTCTGATAATGGCAACGTACTTCATCATCTTCAGGAACAAAGCGTGATTTGCGTTGTAGTCACCAATCTTTGGCGTTGCTGTCGGGACGAACTGCGTCAGTATTTCCCGACCTGCTGAACCATACGGCAGCTTGCTAATGACGAAAGATTTTTCGACACCGCTTGCTGCCGATACTTGAATGATCTTTGGATCAATAAGCACCGTGAGTCTCCTAGTTTATGCGCGTTTAATGTCTTCAAACACGAAGCTGTATTGCTTGGATTTCAAACGACCAGCAGAAGCCACGCCGTCACTTGGCATACCTTCTGTGATAATGCCGTCCGTTAAAGTGATTACACGATCATCACCATAGATGCCAGTCAGCGTGATTTTGTCACGCGCTCCTCGCTTGCCTTTTGCCACTCGGTTTGAGTCGAAAAGGATAGAAAGGTTTTGATCATCGGTGCTGCTAGGGATGACGTTGATGGTGATTGAAATTGGTTTAGCAGTTGACCACTTGACCAAATCACCGTTCACGCCCATGCCAGTTTCAGCAATGGTGATTGCTGGAATATCGAACGGGTCGGCATCGTCAGCAAATTGTGTGATCGGGAAACCAGCAGGGAATGTTTCACTCGCTACCAGCCAGACTTTTAAACCGAAACCTGAAATATCTTGTGACATGGTTTTTCTCCTTAGATCAGAATGTCAGAGCCGACAACTTTGCGTATCGCATCGTCTTTGCTATAGACCAGTGTGTAAGTTGCTTTCCACTCAACCATGCCTGTTTCTGTGCTGACATAAGAGCTGATAACAACATCCAACCAGTAGCCGCCATCTTGTACTTGATGCCATGCCACAGCAGAGCCAGTCACTTGCGTGATGTATGCTTTTTGCAGTTGAGTTAATGGCTTGCCGATACTGATAACGCCGTTGAACAAAGCCTGATCCACACCAACTTGGATGCCAGCCAGAACAGTTCCACGACCTTGACGGTTTGCGCTGATCTTGCCAAGTGCCAAAAGCATATTCATCAAGCTCGCGCCGATAATGTCTTTCAGCCACATTTCGTTGGCATATACGTTCATGTCTGTTGGATCGCTAGATAAGCCGGTCATCAAACCGCGCTGATAGAAAGCAATCAACTTACCGGCTTTCTGTGTTGCGCCGTAGTAGTTGATCCGCAAGCTGTCATAGTTGTTTGATTCGGAAGTATCTTCAACCGTTGGAGTTAGGAAGCCCTGCTGAAACATATAATTCTGAGCAGCATCAACTCGGCTGTAGTCGGTGGCAGCAAGAATCGCCATCGGCATCATTTCGGGGAACGTGTTGGTTTCCGTTCCGTCAATCAGCGTCATGCAAGTGCCTGAAATATCAATCAGGTCGGCAGAAGTAGTGGTGGCATCAGCAGGAAGAACCGCAAGGCAGAACATATAAAACACGTTTTGCAAATCATTCCAAATGGCAATTTCTACTTTCTGCTCATCGGTTAAAGAACCCATAAACAAAAACGAGCCAAAGTTGTCGCTGATAGAAGTAGAGGCATCCAGCGTTTGAGTCGGCGTTTGGATCAACTGACTGTCTGACCAGCGAGCGTTGGTGACAGGGTTTGCGCCTTCTGCCCAGTTCAGCAATTCAAACAGAGTCGGAATTGTTCCAGCAGCAGCGGAAACAGGGAAGCCATCAACAGCTCCGCCAGTCAATACGAAGCGTTGGTTGGCAGCATCGTACAAAACGATAGCACTGGCGTAAGCAGGATTTACATCAGCAGCACGAACAGCGGTTTGTAATACAGCAGCAATGTCAGCAAATGAAGTGGCTGTTGATAAGTCGATTGCCGATACGGTGATGTTGCCTTCTCCACCCAACTGAAGAACAAAAGTGCCAGCGGTTATTGCTTGGAACTCGGACAGCGTTCCGGTGATTTTTCCGCCGATGATAGTTGCTGCTTCACCAGTATTTGACCACCGGTAAAAGCTCAATGATTTTGGAGTAGTGACCTGCTTGCCAACGAAGCTGAAATACCAGACTGCTCGCTTATATGCTCTGCTGTCTGTGCCAAAGTATTTGCCAACGTCTTCAGCGGTTGTAAAAGTCACCACTGTGCTAGTTGGGATTAGGTCGCTAGTGATGAAGATTCTGCCGATAAGGTCGCGTGTTGCGACAATGGCAGCACCGCCAACAGCACTGGTGATATCAATATATTTCTTGAATGAGATTGCCATTGTCAGACTCCGTAGATTGCAGCATCGTACCTTTCAAGGGACGGCACTATTGTGAGCGTTGATTGCTTGTAAGTGAGCGTGAAATCAAAGGATGGCACTTGTTCATGCCTTCCCATATCGTCCACGATGTACGTCACCCGCAAAGGCTGGATGCGTAGAACGCCTATCTCGTTCGACCTGAATGCTTCCAGAGCCGAGCTAGTTTGAAGGATAGAGGAAACAGCGTCAACGTAATCAAATGCCGTTCTCGCCGTGGCAGAAGTGTCTGCCTGACCAATCACGGCATCGACTTGATACGTTCTCTCAAGCCACCACGATTGCTCCTGTTTCATTTCCTGTTCTGTTTCATCGTACCAGCTTTCGTCTTGCGGGAAGCCATAGCGAGCAGACGTTATGCTGTGAACCAGCACCGCATCGCTTTGGGGAACGCCTTGCTGCGTGACCTGATACGCCTGTTGTACCAGTGGCGGGACAGGATAATACGCAGCCAAGCCGGTACGGATAACGTCAAAAACAATAGCCATGATTTCATTGTCAGTCCTGATCATATCCAGTTGCCTACTGAGGCGATAGAGCCGTTACCAATAGCAGTCACTTCGCAGAAAGAACCAGCCAGCACAATCGGATTTTGTGCCACGCTGAATCGGAAGATTGGAGTCAGATTGCCAACAGTTGATGCGCGAACCGTTGCCTCATAGGTCATCAGAGTTCCGGTGCTGTTCAGTGTTCCAGTAGAGACTGCGGCAAACGCATCGCCTTGTATCAAGCTGGATGCTGTTGCAAAAGCGTTGTTCGGTGTTGCCGATACCATCGCATTGTAGGAAACAGAACCCGCGCCCGTGAACGTCAAGCCGACAGCTTTCGTGCTGTTGCCTGCTGCGTGAGACAAGCGAACCATCATGCGAACTTTGTAGGTAGTGTTGGCTTCCAGCACTATCTGACCGTTGGCAGAGCCGTTGAATATCTTTTGATCGGCTGTGCCATTGATTGCCGTGTAGTTGCCTGTCAGATTCATAAACATGACAGGAGCAGCAACGCCACGACCACCAGCAGATTGCGTCATGTAGATGGTCTTGCCATCAAACTCCATTGTTCCTGCTTCAGTTGCACTCAGAACCGTTCCCGCCGTGAACTGAAGCGGTGCTGTACCTGCTGCTGCTCCACCGGCAGACAGCTTGAGAGCCGTCATGGTTTTGTTTGCCATTGTGACTGCGGTTGTGGTGAAGAAGTTGGTTACATAATTTGTAAAGGTACTCCACTTGGTTTTGCGTAGCTCATTGCCAAACGCCGTTGCCGATGTTGCGAAAGTGTCATTCGGGTCAGGAGTCACCACCTCGGTTGAGCCAGCAACCAAGTTGCCGATGCTCATCGCCGTTTCGTTTCCGGTGTTCACGCCAGAAGTATTGCCGAGAACGGTCAAGCCAGCATCCGTAACGTAACGCTTGTCAAGCGAGTCTGGCAGGTTGGCAGTTGTCATGCTGACCACGCCGGTCAAGCCATTGACAGAAATCACGGCATCAGTGTTATCAATCTTTTCCCAGACAGCCCCGTTGCTGATAATCCAATCACCGACTGCCCAACTGGAAACGCCGTTGATTGGCGTGTTGCCAGCAACATTAACAATCAGATACCAGCCTTCATTGGCAGGAGCAGAGACAGGAATTGGTTGCCCATTGATAGCAGGATCGGAGCTGCTGATCACGTTGGTGTTTGCGTTCCAAGTGCCTTTGTATTTCAAAGCACCAAGCAAAGAATCTGGAATTTGGTTGGTCGGTATCTTTGCGCTGCTATCCAGAGTGGCTACACCAGTCGCCGCGCCCTTTTGTGTCAGCGGAACGTAGTTAGCCACGGTCAGGTTTGTATAAGCTCCAGCGTCACTCACGGCTGTTGATAAGCCGGTGTTCACAGCGTCAGAAGATGGGGCGGTTGTTGTGCTGGCGGCAAGACTGTTTTGTACTTTGCCATCGGCGTAACCTTCGGCAATAGCGAGAACCTCAGAAAGATCAGTCAGCAACACAAAGCGATCCCCGTTGAGTGACATTTCTCCAGTCAAAGGATCAGAAATTGATATTGAAAAGTCATCACTATCCACCGACAAAACGCTACCACTAACAAGACCGCTGGCAAAGCCTCCAGCGGTGTCTAGCATATAAGAGTAGTTGCTGCCAAACACAGTCGCGCCATTCTGCACCAATCCGCCGTCAGTGATTGAATAGCCGTTGTAGCAGTTGATCACCACGTCAGACATAGATGACATAGTGCCTTCTACGGTTTTGACTGCTGTAACAAGCCCCGCGCCTTTCGCATCCATGATGCAGCCGAGTGTGTAAATCTCACTCTTTTCGGCATAGAAATACGCTTGCGATGGCTGACCAAGAAAGTTGGAAAGCCTGACGTAGCCAATGGTCTGTGCAAGGTCGGTTGATGTGCAGTTAATCCCTGCTGTAAGCTGATTTAAAAAAGTGCATGATGTAAAAGAAAAAGTGAAGTCATCGCCGTCCGTTACTTGTGGAGCAAAGCCGAAGCTGCCACCAATAAAGTCCACGTTGATTGCACGAAATAATCCGTTGGCAGAAGACGTTACAACACAATTAGATCCGATGGTGGACGGGGCTTCAATGGTCAACGCTTTGATGTTGCAGTTGACGTTGGCAATAGTAAAAACGGTTGCAGTTGCAGCAGTTGGCTTAATGACTGTCACGCCCTGACCGGCACCAACGACCGATGTATATTCTGGCAAGATGATATTTTTATCATCAAACACACCAGCCCCAACCAGTATGCCGTAAGGCTTGGAAGCAGATGAGTCTGTTATTGCCGCACACGCCGCGCTGATTGTTGCGTACTGCCCATCGTTCGGGTTCTTGGAAACGTAAAGCACCTGAGCAAAGTCAGCAGGGCTTTCGCCGCCAACTTCAGTGCCATCAATAGTAAGCGAGCCGGTCACGTTATCGGTCAGCGTAAAATGCAAACCAGTGGAATCGTTATTCGATAAGCCGTTGGCGATGCTGCCTATACCAATGACATTGCCTTTTGCTTCTAACGAATCAACAAGATAAAGCGGTGCTGTGCCAGAGCGTTCGGCATTCAAGCCCGTGATTTGCATCGCCAACTGACTATCGTCAAGGTATGGAATCTTGAAGCAATACTCGACTGTATTTAAAAAAGACAATGCGTTACCCGAAACGGTAAAGACTTCAACAATATCGGACGGATCAAAGCATAAGCCACCTCCGTCAAGCGTTACATTATCAAACACCAAAGAACACTCCCCGTCACCTGCCTTAAGAAACACAGCCGCTTCAGAACACAGCGGTCAGAGTGGGTACTTGCCTTGAGGATATTGCACTTGAGTTGCTGAACCTTGAAGGCGGCACAGTGAGAAATGCTGTGTATGTAAACAAAAATCCAGCAGCGGGAGAGTTCGCAACCGTAGCAGCAGCAATGGCATCTATCACCAATCCAAGTGAGAGCAACATCTGGATCATAGTTGTCGGCACAGGAACATTTGAAGAAGTCCCGTTCGTTATAAAAGAGCATGTTTATATTGTTGGGCAGGGAGTTCGGGCAACGTACATCAAAGACACTTCTGTTACTCCAACTGCCAGAGCTTTCATGTCTGGCACTGGTGTTTGCGGTATCGCAAACC